GGCATGGCGCAATAATCCGTTCCTCTGTCCTTTGTATCGCAAGCGGCAATGATTGCGTCTGGCTCTTGGTCTGGAAGGTCAAAATAGCGGCGGAGTTCATTTTCTTGGTAAAGCAACCCCATTCTTTCTACAGGCTCATTTTGATACAGCGCTTTCCAACTGACGCTATCCATAATATCCCGCTGTTCCCGGTAGAACTTGGTGGAGAACCCCACGCCAAACTCATAATCAAAATTGCTTTCGTCGTCCTCGTTCATGGCAGGAATCCGAATGAATTTCGCCCTGGGATTGTTCTCATATTCCCGTTCCAGCCGCCCAATCACATCGTGAACGCTCCACCGGGTAGCAATATGAAGCTCTTTGCATTTGTCACCGATTTTACGCTGCCGCAGGTCCGTAGTGTAGGTTTCCCACAGCTTGTCCAGCCGCTCTTTGGATAGCGCGACCTCAATACCAGATACCAGATCGTCGCAGTACAGCAGGTTCGCCGCCCGGTACAGACCGGCATTGCCCGTTCCAATGGAGGTAAATTCCAGCGTCTCAAATCGCTGCCGCTTATCAAGGTCAATTCGGCAGTCCTTTGCGTTGGTGCTGGACACCTGAACGGCAGGGAAGACATCATGCCATAGATATTCCCCCTTTGAGTCAAACAGCCGCAGACATTCGTCATACACGCCCCGCACAAAGGAATTGGAGTGGCTGCCCGTCAGATTCGGGTTGTTTGGGTCGCGTCCGGCAATCCAGGTCAGCAGGAAGATTGCAAGCGTGGTCTTTCCTACGCCGGGGGGCAAACTAACCGCCAGCAAATCCAGCTTGTCATCCCCGCACAGCGCTTGCAGCGCGTCCACCACGGGCTTTAGCTGCTTCTTCCGTGGCTGATAAAACCGCTTTTTCGCCTGCCTATCCAGCTCCATATAGGTGAGATAGCTGTCAAAGTCATATGGAGCCTCAAACAATAGCCCCCGCCGCCAAAGGCTGTAGAATCCCTCCACCTGAGACGTAGGAGCTTTACCCATTATTTCGGCGCACAGGTATTTCAGATGCTTATTCGCTCGATGAGCCGCCGTGAAATCAGTCTCAGCCCATGCCTGACACAGGGAAAACAGGTCTTCATATGCCCCGATATCACCCGGTCTGTTCTCGATAGCCCCCAGGATGGAGGTTGACAATTTCCCATAATCCATACTCTCACCTCACAGAGCGTCAGCTTGTTCGAATGCTTTCAGCAGTTTGGGAAACTGGATTGCGAAGAAATCCACCATTTCCTCGTTCTGCGCCCAGTAAGAGTTTTCAGCAAGGCCGCTTTCAAAAAGAAATGCGTGAATGATCTCATGCCGCTTCACCTTGTTTGTTTGAGCCAGAAGGTTTTGCTTGCAATTTGGTTCCCACTTGCTGTCTTCGTAACTTTCGACCAGCATCTCTTTCGTAGTTTCGTCACAGAAACCGTCACAATCCTTGAGCCTTGGCTCTTGGCTTCCCCGAATTACTGTAAGCGTATATTCAGCTCCCAAAACGTCGATTTTCATAAATTCCCTCCTGATACAAAAATAAGGGCTGCCCGTGCGTATCTCAGCACAAGCAGCCCTTCGGCTATGGCTCCCACCTATGGGAACATTTATTCACTTATGGGTTTGCCCCCCTATACATGCTTCATAAGCTCTATCAGCACGAATATGGGGAACAGAATAATTAGCAACACCCACATATGTCAGACCTCCTTATTTCAGTTCGCAGTCATACAGCGTAACCAAAATGGCAATATTTTCTTTTGGTAATTCAACTCCGGGTTCATCAGCCATATCGGTGAGGCTCAAGAACTTCCCTGTAACCTTAGCCACGTCTAGAGGTTTGTACTCCTCTGCTTCGGCGATAAATTTGTCTTTCATTTGGCAGTGATATACAACTGTACGGTCTCCGTTCCGCAGAACCTGAACAATAAGTGTATTTCCGTTCTCCAAGGTTGACGCAGCAGTTTGGCCAACAATAGAAACCTCGTCACCTTGTTTCAACGCATAAACATCAACATCTGTGGCAGCTGTCGGCGCGTCGCCTTTCCCTCCACACGCCGTTAATGTCACGAGAAATACGATAATGGCGCTAATGCGCAATAGTTTTTTCATGATTATTCCTCCTTTTGGTCAATCACGATCTGATCTGCTCTTCTGGCACCGGGCTTGCGCTCCTGAATGACTACCTCATAGCCTAGAACGTCCAGCATTTCGACTGCTTTGTCGAAGGACATGTTGGGGTTTGTTAGTCTAGCGCTTATGTCATTCCCCCGTTGTTTTCCAATCGCTTTTGCCATAGTGAGCAGAGACACGCTTTTCTCCTTCATTACCTGACGAATCGCTTTGCTTATCTGCATCTGGAACACCTCCTGTGTGCCTTTAATATACACTAGATATATTTGATTGTCAATAGGATTGCCAAAATAAAATTGGTGATGTGACGACCGGAGGGAGCTTTTATATAGTTGGTTCTTGCCTTTTTGTTTTTCGCGCGATTTTTGAAATGTTGATTTTGTGCAGCATAAAAAATAAGAGAACCCCCGCAAAGGATGGCTCTCATTAAGTTGACATTATTCGACAATCTGTGTATAATAAATTCCGTGGAACCCACCGTCCGCGTCGAGTTTCCTGGCTTGCCATAGCCTATCTCCTTTGTAGACGGTGTACGGTTAAAAAGACGGTTGCCTGTCATCCCGCGAGTGCGGAATGGAGGCGTGTGTATAGCCCTCGCGGGAAATTTATTTCTCATGGAGGTGACCATACATAACTCTTCAAGATGTTTTCTGGATTGTGTCTATCTGCTGGATTCTCGTCCAAGCGTGGGACAAGTTCCATAACAGAAAGAAGTGAGCCGTCTGTTCACAGCAGAACGGCTCACGGTTGTTTGAGCGCTAAGCTCTCGACCTACTAACTTGTATGCTCGTGGCAACCGTCTGGGTTCCCACCGCAGGGGACATCTGTTACCAGCAGGTGTTCCCTGTGTTATTATTATAGACCTTTACAGAAGCGTTGTCAAATAATTTTTTAATAACTTTTTTAGATTTTTCCCACATTCCCAATCTTTCAAGACTTCCGTTTGGAGGTCTTTTTTCTTTTTCGGGATTTTTCGAGAAGGAGAGGGGGCTTTTTATTTTTGCGGGTACTTGTGGGCAGCGGCATTCCTTATTTTTTTGTGCGTGACATTTTTGGCTTTGTGATAGCTTCCTGATATGACATTCCGCACTTTTTTACCCTGTAATATACCGCTGGCTCTGTGATTCCGTATATTTTACACCACTCAGACAGCCTTTTCGTCTCTCTGCCTATTTCAATTCCGAGAACACCGTCTTTTTTCAAGGCAATTTCTGGTGGAACTCCATTTCGTATTCTTTTCAGAACAGTTTCCTTTTTAATCCCATTTTCTGCGCATTTTATTCTGAAATCCTTGTCAACTTTGCACTTTACGGCCTCTGCTACAGCCTCTTCAAAAGAACATCCAGCGTGTATCCGTCCGCTCATGACAGAATAATTCAGCCCAGTTCTTTTGCAAAAATCAGGAAGGGTTTCACCGTCATACAGCTTTACATTCCGCTTGTTCTTATTCTGATCGCCTCTGGGTATCCAGCGACAATTTTCGGGAGAATATCCCTTGTTGTTGTCAATTCTGTCTATTGTAAGCCCTTTTTCATACCCATTCTGGTTAGCCCATTCAACAAATGCCATAAAATCGTGTTCCCATTCATCGCACATTTTAATTCCTCTTGCACCATAATTGGGATAGTTTTTATCACTCTCATGGTTGCATCGCCTTTTTATCCCCCTCCACCTGCTATATAATTCGTGGTCTTCGTGTCTAGGCTTTTTTTGTTTTTCAACGATTTTTACGGGAGCACTTTTCACGCGCTGGCATTTGCAAATTCCTTTGTTCTTGCCTTTTACATAATCTTTCCCGTTGTGCGTCTGCTTTTCAAGGCCGCAGTGGACACAGCGCAGTGTCCACACCTGCCTGTGGTTGTCCCAATCGTAATCAACTTTTTCAACCCTAAAACAGCCATAAATCGTTCCAACCCTTGCCTGATAGAACATTTCTTGCTCTGCTTGTAAATATTTCATCCAAATCACCTCACATATATTATAGCGCCTTTTTTGTTTTTTGCAATATTTTTTAAGTGTAGTGGGATGATAATGGGCTACGTCGGTACTAGGTAGGCTAACCACCCAGCAATCCTCCCGCCCATATCCCCCGCCCCCGGTGCTATCCAGCAGCAACCGGAACCGCTGGGCAGTGCCGGACGGCACAAAATCCATGGGGCGCAGGCTGTCCACTCTATGCAAACACATTTTGACCGTATCGGCATGAATGATAAAACGAACGCAACAAAATAAATATTTTGTTGCGTTAAAGCCTATAAATACACATATCAAAATACGATATTTATTGAAAATGTTCTGTTTTCTCCGCGTTTTGCGGTATTTTTATGTCCTTGTATCATGGACTATGCGTATGTTCTTATACTATAGACATTTCTTTCATTATGTGCGCGTATAAAACACTGCAAAATTCAAACTATGTCGCCATAACTACACTAAAAATAATTTTTGATTTCCTATTGACAACTTGAAATAATTAGTGTATAATACTCACGTAAACAAAAAAGCGCCCCCGCAATCCCACCAAGACCAACGGGAGCGCACCACACAAGGGGGCGCTGCTATTATAGCACGGCCTCCACAGAATTACAAGGAGGAAATAAAAATGGCAATCTATGATAAAATCACCGCCGAGCTGGAAGCCCGGAAAGATCGCAGCGCATGGGGTAAGGGCGTCAATGCCTATGCCCTGGAGCTGGTGGAAGCGCTCCGGGAGCGGGCAGAGTATGAGGGGCGCGACCCTGAATCCGAGAAAGAGTGCCGGGAATGGATGTTGAACGGGGCGCAGGACTGGGAGCAATACAGCTGGGGCGGTTCCGCCCTGGTCTATGACTGCGACATTGCGGAACGGCTTTGCTGCCCGTCCGAGCTCAAGAAGACCCGCAACGGCGAGCGCAGACCGAACAGCCGGGAAGAATGGCTAGACACTCAGGCAAGAGCCTTGCACCAGGCCGCAAGCCGTGTTGTCAATGCATACCGGGCGGAGGTGCAGTCCAAATGAGAAAATACACGTTGAAAGCGCTACGGGAGCTTGTGCGGCTCGGAGTGGCTGAGGATTACACCAGTAAGCCGAGCGAATATATTCACACGCTGCGCAGGCTTGAAAAGGTGGGCTATTCTATGGGCGTTTACGGTATCAATGGCGGATTGGTCGAAGATACCGAAACCGGGCAATTATATGCCATTATCGGGCGTTGCTCTAATCTGTTTATCTTGTTTTAAGGGGGGTTATATCATGGTTAAGTATGATAATTGCAAGAATTGTGTGAGCCATTGCGAACACGCCGGAAAAGATCGGGAATTTATTTGCCCCGGTGGAAAGTCCTGCAAGGTGCTTTACACGCCCGAAAGAGTAGCGAAAGCGGCGGCGGATTTCGTAGGGGCTATAAAGCTCATAGCCTCCAAGCCGGATAATCTCGACAACCTCGAAAGCTATCTTTCCCAGCATTTCCCGGAATGGATCAGCAGATGGGCAAATAGCCCGGAAGACCTCGCCGCAGAAATGAAAGAGTTTGCAAGAATGGAAATATAAGGGGGTGTAGCCGTGGCACTACTTGCAATCCTGTTTTTCCCGCTGCTTGTGCTAGCGGAACTGCTGAAGATCAGCAAATAATATTTCAAGCCGTCCGGGCATTGTCCGGGCGGCTTTCTTTGTTCTGCGGCGCTGGCATCTATTGTCGGCTTTCTCTTTGCCCTGCCAACGTGGCGGGGCTTTTCTCTTGCTATGCCCTGTAAGGCGCTCAGCGGCTTTTTTAAGCGGTTTTTATTCTTGTAATATAAATTAATGTTGAACATCGTTCCCGCCTTAAAATGGGCGCGTATGGACGCAACACAGCGCCGTGCGGTATTTTATGCCGCGTGTAAAGCGTTCAGCGCCCGCCCTTGCCCCGTTTCCCGTGCCGGATATGCCAGGGCAACCCCGCAGCTTTTTCCCGGCCTGTCGCTTTCTGCGCCCCCCCGGTGTTCTGCCATCTGCAACGGTGCAGGAGCGCCGCCCTATAAGCCGCCCCGGTCCCGGTCAGATTTCCCGTCAGGCTTTTGCGTCAGGGCTGAAAATCCCCGCAAGGCTCCAAGCTCGTGAGCCATAGTCGCAAAGTCGCAGCCGAAAATTCCCGTTTCATAGTCGCAGAAAGTCGCCCCGAAAGTCGCAAGACCTCCGGGGTGTTTTCATAGTCGCTATAGTCGCTGGGTCAAAGTCGCTGTTATAGTCGCTCAGAGTTTTCGACCGCACTTCGGGCAAAATTCTAGGTTGGTAGCTATATACATCCAGTTAACGGAGCTAATTATTCCCGACAGCTGCCCGCTTTCGCATAATTCGCAGCCATTATCTTTCTCCTTGCTCTCCGTATCGGAATTGTTCATTTCCCAAAAAACACCATCCAAACTCACGTCTCAATCTCCCCCGCTTTCCGCGTCGATGATAGTCGCACCGCTCCCACGAACATCTTCCAGATACTTCTGCCGCAGCTTCTCCGGGTCTGCCCGCTCGCCAAGCGGATTATCTGGCTTTAAGACCACTTCCTGCTGGTCTGTGTAGTTCATATTGTTTTTCATCAAAAAAATTCCGGCAACGGGGTTAATCTTGCCATTTTGCATAAAATCCTCCATCTGTGCGTTGATTAAATCCCGCGCTTTTTTGATGGTGTCCCGAATAGGGGCGGCAAGTTTCCTTGCATCCGGCGCGTCATTGCACCATTTCCACAACGTCCGTCTATCTATGCTGAACGCAAGAGCAAGCCCTGCAAAGGTTGGTTTCATGTCATTTTTGGCGCAAAGTGAGAAATAGTCGGTGATTCTCTTTCGCACGGCTTCGAGGCTGTTCGTGTCCGGCTTTTCCCACATCATAATTTCCATTGAATGGTTGATGTACTTTGTGTTGTCGCCGGGTTCCAGGTCAGGCACCTGGTAGGGTTTCTTTTTGAGTTTTTCACCTTCTGCCAAAGTCGTTTCCTCCTTTACTTTCTAAGTAGATTTAATATATACTTTACTATAACACATACACACTACAAGATATAAGACTTATATATGTTATATATAAATATATCTCTTATATTGAACCCAAACTGGTAGGCCGTTCTCATTAACAGCAGACACCTTTCCACAGCATGGGCATTTCACAGAAAGCCTTTCCTCTACTGTTGCCCCTTTTGGGTATCCGCTGGTCGCCGGTTTGCCATTATAGAATCTGGCGTAGAAGGTTTCACCTCCGATGATGAACCGGAATTTGCACCCGCACCACGGACAGTCCAGAACGCTCGTTTCACATTTTCCGGGCGATATGATTTCCATTTTACCCCCTCCATTTCCCGACCTTATAGTCGTACTCTTTCAGGCAATCGTACCGCTCCCGGAACGGATAGAACGTTTCCCTGTTCCCTTTGTACGCCTCCATGAGAGCCTTGTCCAGCTGCTCCTGATACCAATCCGCTTCATCGTTTGGCAGGAACGCCGGGCGGAAATACTGCATGATCTCGTTGGTTTTCCGCATGACTTTCAGGATTCTTGCGCCGCTGAATGTATCCTTTCCCATGGTCCCCGGGTCTCGCAAGGCCAGGGAGATATAGTCGCACATCTGCTGTGTTCCGAGTTCCCAACCATCGTTGAAGCACTGCCGCTGAACAGCCTCCTGCTTGGCAAGATACGCATTTTGTTTTGCCATATGCTTTTCCTTTCTTTTCTTAGTAAATCCCTGTATAGAACTATAACAACATACACACAAGATATAGAATTATATTATATATATTATACAGGAATGAAGCTATAATATTGAATCCCGTCTCCTGTTTTTCGTTTTCGCCCTCCTTTCGGTGCAATCCTTCCCAGGCGGGCAAGGCCGCTTTTCCCCGTGGACGAATATGTAATTGCAGCACCGGCTGCCTTCGTAATATCCGAAGAAATACCAGCACCCAACGCAGTGCTTCCTGCTATCCTTGTACTCCATGTTGCTCCCCTAGAGAACAGGAAATCTCACAATCCCGCCGGGCATCCCGGTTTCTTGGCATATCCTAAGCAGTTTTGTCTGCGCCGTCATCCGAATTTCAGCCGGTGCCCGTTCCGCTGCCGTGTGCAAGACGGAAATACACTCAATCCCCTTTCCCTTGTCCACAGACAGCACATAGGACGTCGCAGATACCGCAGAGGCGAACCACTCCGGGACGTTGCCGTAGGCGTATTTTGCAAACATCCTCCGGAGAATCTTTTCCGGGTCAGATTCTTCCTGCTCGATGGTGGTTATCTCCCATTCCCTGGACTTGGCGACCTCTTTCACTGTTTCGGTCAATTTTTTTGCAAGCATCTCGCGTGCAGTCTTCATGAGCAACGCATCATCAAATTTGAAATCCTGTTCTGCCATTATTCATGTACCTCCAATTCCTTATTTTTTCTATCGCGGTATCTCCTCTGAGCGGCTCTCTGGGCGTGGGCTTTCTGGCACTCCAAGCTGCAATAGATTTTCTGCTTGATTTTCCCCTGCGTGAATTCCTTCCCGCATTGGGGGCAGATTTTGGGAATGCCCTGTGGCGCTTCCACGCCCTCCACATCGGCCTGAATTGGCGAGTGGTATCCGTGCATTGCCATGTACTTGCCATAGCTCGTCCCGGCCTTCTGGGCGGCTATGGAGCATAGGGTGAGATAGTCCGGTTTCTTGCTCATGATTCCCTCCGATTACAAATTCTTACAATATCGGCAATGTAATTTGCCTCGTTCCGGGAAAGCAGAAGCTTCCCCATCAGAAGTTTAATAAAGCGCTTGCGTGTCATGCGGGGCATCCTTCCTTTCTCCGTAGCTGCAAAAATCGTCCGGCTTTTTTACCGGTTTGAATACACGATCCCAGCGATCACCAAAGACGAAGGTGTTTTGCGGGTGTCCGCAGTAATAGCCTGCGGTTCCATCTGTCCGCTCATACCGTTCGGCGTGCTTGCAGCCCTTGCACCGCACCACCGGCACGGCATCCACGGTATCAGCCTGATTTATCATCATCACAATGTTTTCCACTGTCAAATATGTGGTGCTACATCCTGTACAAAATGCTACAATTCTGCGGCGAAGCCCGTCTGCATCAATCGGCCTCATAAAAATCCTCCATCCTCGGCATCTCTTTCAGCCAGCGTCTGACGGCAAAGAACCGAATGCGTGACGGCTGATTCTTCGCCCACCGCTCAATAGCGGCGGCGTAAGCAATTCTAGCGTTAAGGCGCTGACGGTGTTCTTGTCTTTCACTCATTCCCCGCACCTCCTACCATGCCACATACAGGCAATCCAGCGGAATTTCCTCTGCCTGCTCATAGATGCAATCCCGCAGATTTTCGAGTGCAACCACTGCGCTGGCAACCGTTCCCCAGCCATTTTCCGGCTCGTACTGCTTGTATTGCGCCTTGTTTGCCCGCAGCTCTTTAACGCCTTTCTCGATATTCCCGATCACCTCGGAGCACCTGTAATATTCTCCCTGCTTATAATCCCACCCGGTACAAGCCCGGAACATCTTGCCCAGATTATACGTGGGGCTGCTGTATTCCGGCTCGGCGATTTGTGCGAACTTATCGCATCCATCCACCTTAACGGCGATTCTCAGATCATAGCTCATTTCTCTGTGCCTCCTTCCTTCGGCGCAAATGGGAGTAGGTGCATTCCCATTGGTGAAAGCCCTGTATCCTCATACTGTGCAAGGCGAGTATAGAGTTTTGGCACTATGCAGCCATTTCGGCACCCACCCGGCTTATTGTTAGGGCGCATGCAGTAGTTATCCTGCCCGCAGCATTCCCACGGATCAAGATTTTGCCAGTGTTCAACCGTCAATCGTTTCATCGTTTTCCTCCTTCGGCAATTCTGGAAGCGGCATCCGTGGGGTGAACTTCTTACAACAGGGGTAGCCGACGATCTCACCACAATCCTTGTTCCCGTAGACAATATTTCCGTCTATACTATCCCCGTTCCGTAATACTCAAAGCCACACACAGAGCACTTATTGCCCTCTTGTTGCTGTCGCCAGTCCTCAAAGCGCGGGTACCATGCTCCATGTCGCACCGGCACCGCATCTAACAACGGGCAATCATCAAAAAACTTATCCTGCGGATTGCTTTCCCGCTTCGCTCCACGCTTGCAACGGTGCTTTTTGATGTCGTAATTTCCTTCCAGAAATCCTCCACTGCGTAGCGCTCGGCATACTGCCGGATTCTAGGCATTGTCTTTCCCCTCGCTCTCTTTATCTGCGGGCTTTACCTTGGGGGCAAGGATATTCGCCATATCCACCAGACCCTCAACGTAGTCCTGACCTTTTACAGCCGCGATATTTTCGAGAACGGTTACGATTTTCTCAGGCATTTTAATTTCCTCCTTTACTAAATTTTTCATTCAAGCTGGATGCCAGCTCCCCGATATTTTCTTCACCGTCAAGCCCC